GAACGTTTCAAAGAACGTGTTTAAGGTCGTCTTTTTAAGCGTGTCTAATTTGCTACGTCCAATTAAAGAACGTGTCCCTGCGTACTTCAAACGTCGTTGTATTTGCCACATACAACCGAACTTCGTCTTGCCACCCCCTGCCGCGCCACCGTATAACAACTGTTCAACGATACTATCGGTGTTCAAGTAATTTAACGCTTCGACTTGACGCGGTAGGTAGGTTGGTTTATACGGGTTCATTTAAATTAATCATTGCGTAAGAAATTGGGAATTGATGATATATTTTTTCGCCTATCATACATTCCCAATAGTCGTCACATAAACACATTTTTTCACATTGAATAATGTATTCAGATGCAGTAATAGGGTGAATAAATTTATACTTTCTCATTGTTTACTTAGATATAATTTGTAAAGCTCACGCATACCTTCGAAGTGAATTGATTCCTTCAACAACATTCTTTTCCTGTCGCTCATTCGCTCGACCATTGATTGAACGAGCTGTTGTTCGAAGTAAATGTTCTTCTTCGCGTTTGCTTTGCACAATCGATATTCTTCTTCCGTGAAGGTGTCAACAGTTATCTGTTTGCTTTCTTCGAGCCAACGCATAAGCGACACCGCACGAATCTCAATTACCGTATATTTTCCCTTCTTATAACTTGCAATATCTTCGGCTAACATTCTGCGCCAGCTATCATCGTTTACCGCCATTTCGCTTTCTTTTAATTGTTTTGATTCTTGTTCTTTTGATTCCGCGATTTCACGCTGTATTTGTAGATTCGCTTTGTCGCGGTGCGGTTTGTAATGGGTTAGAACGTCACCAATAAACACTACGCTCAATGCTCCGAAGTGTTCGCATTTCTTTGACAGTTCATTTGCTGCGTTCAATTCAAACGCTAAATTGAAATGTTCGAACGTAACCCACCGAAAGTGTTTCCCTATAAATTCGTGAAGCATCTGGAGTAGTTGCGCTTCGGGTAACGCGATGCCATACATAGCGCAAACCTTAGAGCATAACTTAACGAACGCAGGTAGTTCGTAATCGGCAACGAACGCGCTTTCACGTTCCGCACGATCAACCCTTTGTGTAGTTGTGAGCGTCGTTGTAGATGCGCTGCGCAGCGTCTGAATCGAATTTTCCATTTTTGATTTTAGTGTTTTGGTTTGTAGTTACAAAGGTAGATAAGTCCCACTTCCGCACGGCAGCCTTCCAATCTTTCATTTGATTGCGTCCGACCTTCCAACCGTTCGCTTCGTAGTGTGCATGAAATTTCTCGGTAAATGCAAGCGCGTCTTTGTCGCTTAGTTTTTCGCAGGCGTAGTCGTATATTTCAACAACGGTAGGTTTGACGAACGAAGGCTTCTTTTCTTTTGTTGGTGCTGGAAGTTGAGCGGGTTGCGTTTGCGCGTTCAATAGTTGTTGAACCTGCGCTTCGAGAATTTCAATTCTCTTTTTGAGTTGTAGTATTAGCATTTTGTACCTCCGTAAGTTTCGTTATAGTAGTCCTCAAATGACTTTTGCTCCACCTTAAATTCATCACCCATATCTTCTACTCTACTACTAAACCAAGTTTCTTCGTGTTGCTCCTTCATCATTTGCTTTGCTTGGTTTTCAATTTCTATTTTTCTTTTGTCGAACTCTAATATGCTTATTCCTTCAACATCATACTCATATTCAAGTTTATCGAGTTGTTCAACGAACCATTCAACCGCAGTTTGTTTACTCATTTTGTTCCTCCATAAGTTTCGTTGTAAAAATCTTCAAATTGAATTTCAAATATTTTTCTTAATTTTTCATTGGTAGTAACATTATCTAAAGCAGCTTCTTTCATCTGCTCCTTCTCCATTTGCTTGGCTTGGTCAATAATACTTTTACTATTCATTTCTTTAACTTCAGTAGTATTATTACGTATTTTGAATAATTGCTCTACAAGATAATCAACCGCAGTTTCTTTCTTTTCCATAGTTATTTAGTTTTTAAAGTTTTTCTATTTCTTGTTTTACTTCTTTCCAATACTTTTTTAACACTCCTGTTGTTGTGCCTTCTAAAAGTCCTGTGTTAATTATCTCATCTACTGCTATCAAGGCACATTGCTTAGCTCCTTCAGAATCACATACATCTGTCCAATGATGTACCGTCATTCTTTTTAATAATTCCTTTGCTTTTTCATTTACTTTCATAGTTATTTAGTTTTTAGTTTCTCCGTAAGTTTCTCCGTAAGTTTCATTGTAGTAATCTTCTGCTTCTTTTCTAAAAGATTTATTTTTATAATAGTTTAAATTATGGGTATCTGTAGCAAACTCAATCATCTGCTCCTTCTCCATTTGCTTGGCTACCTCCTCTCTTTCACATAAACAATCAATTAGGTTAGCATTTTTCTCATCACCTGCTTTTCTCATAACTTCGGATAATGCTTTAAACTCTTGAAACAATAATGTGACTGCTGTTTGTTTTTTTTCTGTATTCATAGTTATTTAATTTTTAGTTTTTCCGTAAGTTTCGTTGTAGTATTGTTCTGCATTTGTAGACTCACCATATATGCTATGACCTTCAATGTAAGAATCCGTAATATGCTCCTTCTCCATTGCTTTGGCTTGTTCAAATAGTGGTTCAGAGTTCATAAGAGAGTACCTCTCCTTTAATTGTTGCTCTAATAATTCAACCGCAGTTTGTTTCTTTTTCATAGTTATTTAGATTCAGATTTAAATTCATATGTTTGTTGTCCAAAAACGCCATCTATCACACTTTGTGTATGACCATCTAATTCTAATGCTAATTTAAGAGCATTTCTTAGTGAGTACATATAAGTACAATCTTTAGTGTCAATAGTTACAATTGCACTTTGTCTTTCCTCGTTTGTTCTGTCAATAATAATTTTCATAGTTATTTAGTTTTTAATTTTTACAACATTTACAACCTCTACTTGCATGACCTTTCATCTTCTCTTTAGGAGTCCATACCCCAACGTAGATTAGAAAGAATATGGGTATGCACATTAGCATACATAATACAACATTACCTATTGTTTCCATTTATTTAGTCCCACCCTTCGCCTTTCGCGTCGTCGTCTGCGTCGTCCCATTCTTGACAATCGAAGCATTTTTTTATTTCTCCGTCGTCGTCGATTAGCTCGTAGGCTTCTTCGTACGTTTTAAGTTTTTGATCCTGAAGAACAGCGTTCACGCGTTCGTCAAGTTCCGCGCTTTCGCAGGTTGGGCAAAAGATTAATTCGCTTTTCATTTTCTTTTTAGTTGTTTTTTAAGTTTGATTTCTTTTTGATGTTCTAAATGCTCGACAAACTTAGTGAAAAATTTCATTGGTTTAGCATAACCCATTTCGTCTAAAATAAAACAGATGCGTTCAACGGTTGCGCGAAACTCTCGGTCGGTTTCAATATGTCCCGCCACCTGGCGAATGCCGTGTATAACCGTCGCGTGATCCTTGCCGTAGTGTTTGCCTATTGAATCAAGACTAAGTAAGTAACACGGGCGCACAATAAAGAAAATGATTTGTCGCGCGTTGACGATTTCGCGCTTGCGTGTTATCATGTACAACTTTTGCGATTCGATACCGAGAACAGAACAAGTAATATCTTCGAGCGCACTCCAAAACATTTCTCTTTCGTTCTCCAGTTCTTGTTGAATCTTGATTTGTTCGCTTGTCAATCGTTCGTAGCGTGGCGTAAGCATTAGCCACAATGTTTCGAAGCGTTCCATGTGACGGAAGGGAATCATGTCGATTAGTTCCTGTCGTATTTGTTCGTTAGTCATTTTGTTAGTTGTTATTATAGTTTTTACAAAAGGCGTCTAGCTCTCCGATTTTATCTAATTTTTGCAATTGAAAAGCAAATTTCAAAAATATGTGATAAAAATGTTTAATATCTTCGTCTTCGTGATTCTTAAAAAATCTTTCTTTTGTACCTTTTAAAAGTAAAAATTGAAGAATTAAACCGTCTTGATATCGAGAAGCTATAAATACGTGTCCTTCTCTAAAACTATAATAAAGATTTTTACTTGGAAAAGGACTTTCAATAGTAAAATTTTCAAAGTTCTTCATTATTTTTTTAGCGTCATAAGTTACGTAAATATTCCCTTCAGCAACTTCATCGTATAAAAACGCTACTTGCTCCAGTTCTAAATTGAGCGTTACTTGATTACTCATTTTCTTCGTTTATTAATTTGGTTGGTGTAAAGGTGCTGAATACTTCTTCGCGAGATAGACCGGTATGCAAACAAATGTTGTTGAAGTCTTTGATTCTCATTCGTTCTGGGTGTGTGACGTAAAGTCGTGCCGTTGGATCGCTGATGCGTAACGCTGTCTTAAAGTTCTTCATTGTCTTAAAGTTAATCTTGACAAGGCGACCGAATGGCGTTTTGTAGATTGCTTTATTCATAAGTTGAAAAGAGATTTCACCACGCGTTGAATGAAGTTCAATTGTTTTTCCTTCGCTTTCATTGTTGGCGCGTTGGTGGTCTTTGGTTGATTAAAGAGGCTTGCTTGTTTATTGTATTCTTTGTAACTGTTTCTTTTAGAAATTGTATTTACTCTTTCTTCTTTTTTCTTTTTATTTGCAATAGCAATTTCAGTTCTATATTTACGATACTTTGTTTTTTCTTCAAGAAATAATTCATAACGGTCTAAAAAAATACGCTCCACAGCTTTGTAAGTACCGTCCTTTTCTTTGTAAAATATACCTGCGTTTTCTAGTGGAATTCTGTAATTTGTACAGGTATTCATTTTTATTAAAGCTTGGTTTGGGCTTTTACCTTCGTTAACTAACTTGCAAAATTCACGAACTCTTACGATGTCAAAAGATTTTTTTGTTCTTGTTTTCATTTTATTGTTTTTTGATTGTATGTTTTATTATTCATTAAGTGTCATAAAAGGGCATTATGTCTGATATAACACCCTTTTATAACATCTTATTCATTTAGAACGGCATATCGTCCGTTTCGTCCGTTGAAGTTGTTGGTTGAACCAAACCGCTTTGTTCCAACATCGCCTTCGCTTTGTTCATTTGATCCGCAGCCTTGTCTAGTCGGTCGCTGAATTGTTGTGAAGAACTAACTTTGTTCTGCAACCATTCCGGTAGCATCTTAAAACGTAAGTCGAAATCTTCGCTGTCGAAT